GGTGTATAACCACCAAATGATATAGCATTTGTATTACTAGAACCTGTTCCTCCTACAATATATCTTACAGTATTTAAATCTGCAAGTTCAGTCCAAGTACTTCCATTCCAAGATTCTGTTGCTCCTGTTTCTGGTGGAGTTGCTCCACAAAAAGCTACTGCTGATGTGTAAGTACCACCACCTCTTATACCATGTCTTGCAGTATTTATATCTGCAACTTCTGTCCAACTAGTTCCATCATAAGATTCTACATTTGTCACTTGAGTATTTGTATAACCACCAAAATTTAAAGATGCTGTTTGAGTTCCTACTCCATCGAAGAACATTCTAGCAGTATTTAAAGAGTTACCAGTTCTCCAAGAACCAGCTGTGGTTATATTTGGATGTCTATATTTAAAATGTTCATTTGTGCTATCATAAAAAAGTTCACCAGTTTTTGCACCAGTTAAATCTCCAGCGTTACCACGAACTGTGGTTCCAACGATATCTTTATATTCAGCCATTATTTACTCTTCAGCAACCAACCTTGAGTAGAGTCTGTAAATACCAAAGTGTTAGCTGCTCTTTCTACTGCTATAGTTAAATCTTCTGTAGCTCCGTGTATTTTAGAACTGTTTCTACCAATCGTTAGATTGTTAGTATCAAATGTTCCTGCGTAATCTACAAATGAAACCTCATCACCAATTGATGGTGAAGCTGGAAGTGTTAAAGTAAATGCACCACCAGTTGTATTACAAAATACACCTTGACCAGCTGCTGCTGTAAAGTTTGATGTTTTAACTGCTTGCCACGATGTACCACCACCAATATATGTTTTGATATCAGTCATCGCAACTTGAACCATTGTACCATTGTCATTTAGTACAACTCTGTCCGCATCTGCAACTGTTGTTGAAGTAGCTGTTGTTCCACCATCAACTATATTTAGTTCTGCTGCTGTAGAATCTACAGCTGCTAATTTTGTTAAGTCTGCTTGTACTAATCCAGAAACACCATCTAATAAATTAAGTTCTGCTGCTGTAGATGTAACTGCCGTTGAGTTAAGAACTAGTTTACCATCACCTATAACAACTTGATCATTAAATGTTGCTTTACCAGCTTCACTACCATCAAGTGTAAGCATAGTAATATCAGAACTATTATCAGTTCCTTTAAATATAATATCAGAGTCATTTGCAGCTGCATCAATTGTAATGTTACCAGATGAAGTTGTAATATTAACTGCTGCATCACCTGCTGTTAAATCATCTGCTGCTGAAGATACTCCACTTGTAAAATATGTTTTAAATGTTGCAGCACTAGTAACTTTCATAGTACCACCATCATTGTGAATTATACCATCACCATCTGCAATTGCTGTAGTTCCTATTGAAGAACCGCCATCAATTAAATTTAATTCAGTTGTAGTTGCCGTTACACCATCTAATAAATTTAACTCTGTAGCTGTTGAAGTTACTGCTACATCTTCATTAATTTTAGGAGATGTTAAAGTTTTATTTGTAAGAGTTTGTGTAGCTGCTATACCAGCAATTGTGTCTGTAGTTGCAGGTAAAGTTAATGTTACATTACCAGAAAATGCTGAGTGTGCAGGTGCTTGAACAGCTGCATAATGAGCATTACTTGACTCACAATATAATCTTAATGCAGATTGTGATCCACCATTTTTAAGATCAATAACACCAGTTTGAATATCTACATTACCATCAATTCTTACAACACCAGTTCCATTAGGTGTTAAAGCAATATTACCATTTGATGTTGATACTAACTCGTTACTATTAACATCTAAATCACCACCTAATTGTGGAGTAGTATCTTCAACTAAATTTGATATTGCACCTGATGTAGCAAGTCCTGCTACAACTGCTGATCTTGCAATTTTTTTAAGTCCACCACCTGAAGTATCAACTGCTAAAAATACATCATCATTAGCAACTGTAGATATTTCTGATAATGAACCTACTGCTATTGAATTAAAGTTTGTACCATCTGCAATTAATAAATTACCTGCAGTGTTAGTGCCCATAATAATATCATCGCCAGTTACTGTAAGATCTCCACCAACAACTACATCACTATTAAATGTTGCTTTACCTGCAGCACTACCATCTATAGTTAAAAAAGTTGTATCTGCTCCACCATCAGTACCTTTTAAAATAATATCTGTATCACTACCTTGTGCATCAATTGTAATATTACCAGCAGATGTCGCAATATTAACTGCGGCATCTCCAGTGCTTAAATCATCATATGCAGTAGATATACCTTCTTGAAAATAAGTTTTAAATGTAGCAGCACTTGTAACTCGCATTGTGCCACCATCATTATGTATAATACCATCTCCGTCAACAACTGCTGTAGTTCCAACAGTAGCTCCACCATCTATCAAATTAATTTCTGCACCAGTTGCAGTAATACTAGTACCACCTAAACTCATAGCATCAGCTACTAAGCTGTCTATATTTGCAGTACCATCTAAGTGTAAATCTTTAAACTCAAGAGAGGAAGTTCCTAAGTCTATATCATTATCTGTTACAGGTACAATAGCACCATCTTGTATTTTAATTTGCTCAACAGCAGAAGATGATACTTCTACATAAAATTCTAAATGATTATTAGAGGTATCAACTAATATTTTGTTATTTGAATCTGCATCTCTAAGTGTACTAATAGGGCCACCCTCACCAGCTGTGCCATCATGTGAGTGTCCTGTTGTTGCATGAAATGCAGCTAATACCTGGTTAAACTCATCGTTAGAATGAGCTGCTAGTATAGTATCACCTGTTGTGAAACTAGACTGTCGTGCCGAATAGCCTGCCATTATCTTCTTCCTCCTGGGGTAAATTCTAATTGAAATCCTTTAACTGAAAATGAGTCTGCACTATTTTGATCATCTATTTGTAATGCCACTGCAAATCCAGATCCTTCTACTGTTTGTCTTACTAATGGAACACCTGATGCATCATACAATGAACTACCATAAACTGCAGCTCCATATTGCCCAGCACCACCTACAGTTGGTAGTGCAATCTTATCTGGTTGTGGGCTGTTCTGGTCATCGTAATTATATCTAAGAGCTAGGTTTGCATCAATAGATGTACCTTCACCTTCATAGTTTAAATTAACTCTTTGCATATATTTTCTAACACCTGGATCTCCCATTACCATATCGGGTGATCTGTACACTGCTTGAATAGTAGTTGTAGTTGCACCTGTAGCAAAAGTATTTCCTGTTTCCATTTTATAGATGAATCCATCATAACCACCAAATACTTGTGTTTCAACATTACTTATAAAATCTGAATCTGTGCAAGCAGGTTTAATACCCACCATATCTGCATATTCAAATCCTATAGCACCTGTATTAGGGTTATTTTTTAATACACCTATAATTCCTTTAGCTGATAGTTGTCCTCCACCATCAGTTGGGTAGAATAATCTATATTGTGATTTATCTCTAATAACTAGAGATGTTATTCTATCTAATCCTATATCATCAATTCTTGATTGTATTTGTCTTGAAATAGATCCAAGCTCAACGTCACCAATTCTAGCAGTACCAGCAATAGTTCTTAAACCATCTGGTGCTAAGAATATAACATCACCACCAATCTCTTGAATACTACCACCATCTCTGCATCCAATATTTCTAGTAACTTCTTGTACTGCAAAATTACTTGATGATGTTCCTGTTAATTTATAAATTCTATCTTCGCAAAATACTATTAGCTCATTCCTAAATACTTTTAATCCAACAACAGTAGAGTCAACTTTAAATGACCCTGCTCCACTAGCTGATGTAAAATTATCTTCTTCAAAGGGAACACTAAATATAACTTCCTGTGAATTACTTGCACCAGCATAAAACATATGGTTTTGAAATGCTTTTACAAACTTAGGATTTGTAGGTGCAGTTCCACCACCTGTTGCATTTACTACATCAACTGCAAAACTAGAATTAATTATTTGTGCAGCTGAATGTCCTGTAGCAATAACTAATTTATCTGTACCATTAAAATTAAATTTTTCAAAATCGTATGCTCTAGTTGCTGTGCCTAGTCCAGTTGTTAAACTTGTCCAGCTACCACTAGTTGTACCTCTATGTATATCACCACCTCTAGCTACAATAATCTGTCCATTAAATATTATTGAGCAATCTATTACTAGACTGGTTGTGCTAGATCCTTGTGGTACAATTGTAGTATTATATAGAGCTGTTCCACTAACACGTCTATACCCACCTTTAATATCAGGCTCAAAATTTTGTAAGATAAGTGCTTCACCAGGTTGCATTGAGAATACATCTTTATTCAATGTCAACCCACCAGCACAACTCACTACAAATGGTGATATTAAATCTGTAGTTGGCATGTGTTAATCTTCTTTTTCTTTTATTAATAAATCGTTTAATCTTTCTTTTTCTTTTTCTGAAAGAGGCCCAAATGTATCAGAATTTTCTTCTTTAGTTTTTAATAAAGCTAAATCATTTTTTTCTTTACGATTTAATTTAGCTACCATCATTTCATCTGGCTCATTATTAAGACCATTAGTTTTTTGTCTTTCAAATTTTTTTTCAGAATATTTTATATTATCTTCTGGTTCTTTTATTTTTTCACCTTTAAAATTTATAGCCATTATGCCACTCTGCCTCCTATATTTGTAGCGATACTTTCTGCAATTGTGTCACTACGCATATAATCATTTTTAGTAGCGTAGTCTACTTTTAATAATCTAAGTTTTCTTTGGAAATCTCTATCTGCTAATTGTGCATGCTGTGGATCTGATCTAAGCATATAAGTGTAATACTTAGCTCTATCTACTATTAATGTACCAAATCTATCAGGTAAGCTCATATTATCACCATGTGCAGATAAATCTGTATGTGTAGTATAATAATCATAAGCTACTGTATATTCACTAGTGTTTGGTCTTGGGCTTACACCAAATGCAGAATGATCAGGTAATATATAAACTCTTATTGGTGCTGAGTAATTACCTTTATTATTTGTATCATCAGTTACTTTGTAAGTTTGTAAATAATTATCATATGATATATAAACTAATTTTCTAAGTGCTATATCATTTCTAGATATTCTTACATAATCTACATCAAGTTGTACACCATCTGATTCTACATAAATATATGATGTTTGTGCTGTAGCTGTAAATGTTGTATTTAGTATAGCACCTTCTCTAAAATTAGTTACAGCCTGTGTTGTATTTAAATTTTGTGTTCCACCTGCAGACGTTCCAACTCTAATAATTAACCCACTTGTCGAACTGTTAGGACTTAAAACTCTAACTTGTATTTTATATTCTTTATTAACTGTAGTGCTAATAGCTTGATATGCTGCTGCATCATTTAAATTTAATCTACCATTACCACTAGATGTGTAAGAAGGTGATCCATCTCCAGTTGTCCAGCTATTTATGTTAGATGTAAATTCACCATTAGTCACTAATTCTGTTGGTTTAAGAACAAATGAATCCATATCTGCTTTTCTAAAATCAGCTGGAAAATCATATTCATTATCCCCAACAAATAAATTTTGTGTAGTTCTAGTATATAACAAAGGTATCTCACCTGTCTCATTATAGATATCGTGAATACCTTTATTTACAAAATCTTTAACCGCAGTTTGTATACCTCTACTAGAGGCAAACGTACTTGAAGTTAATTCTGTTTCGTTAAGTTCTCTAAGAACTCTATTTGTCAGTGTTAGGTAGGTTGTTGCCATTCTGTTATAACTCTATAATTTTATCAAGTTTTTGTTCTTGATTATTAATTCTATTTTCTAAATTACTCATCCTTACTTTATTTGGATCCATAACAATCCTTTGACCTGTGCTTGCATTAGTTTTTTTTCTTAAATCATGTATAGCCATTTTATTTGTTCTCCTAGTTTGTAAGGGGTAATATAATAAGGGGGACATATAGCCCCCCTTAAAATTATGCAGTATTATACTGCTGTATCGTGTTGTGCGTCTGTATTTCTATCAGTTTCATCAATACCTGAAACATCACATAGAATAGCAAATACACGGATTTTACCCGCACTAGATGCTGCTCCAGCCATTAACGCATCAATTGTATCTGCTACTTTTGTAGTCAATACAGGTGCTGCATCAGCAACGTCTCTTGGTGCATAAGCTGCACCAGTAGCATCGTAAGCATCAACGAAAGCATCTGGATCTGAGAATCCAGCTGAACTTCCAGTGATACCAATATCAATAACTACAGAGCTTGAACATGCTGTTAGTACCTCTAGTCCTGCGTGTAATACTACACTTTCTGCAGGAACATCAAGACATCTAATAACATCGTTCTGAGCTGTACCTGAATCTCCATTAATTGCAGAGATATCAATTGTGTTTTCTATCATATAAGGTGTTCTGCCATTAGCAGAATGTCCAGTAGTTCCACCAGCACCTGTTACATCATAAGTTGCCATAGTTCTCTATTATCCTCCTAATTAACCTATTGTTATAACGCCTCTTTGAACTGCTTCGCTTCTTAGAATTTTTCTTCCAAAAACGTGTAGTCCTCTGACAACGTCTGCGAATGAATCAGGGTCTCTGATTAATTCAGTTTTAGCGATATGATTTACCGTTGCAACTCCTGACATGTGTCCGTATACGAATGCATACTCATTAGATCCAGCAGATCCAAAAGTATGAGACGCTACACTTCCACCTGATACAGCAATAGCGTTTGATGAATACATATTAAAACCAAATAATGGTCTGTCTGTGACTTTACCATTTCTGATTTGTGATGCTCCACCATCGTTCATTACTGATTGGTCAGATAGTTTTCCGCCTGCTTTTCTTAATTGCTCAAAAAATTCAGGTGGTGCAACTAGCCATCTATTTTCTTCTGGCACATCATTTTTATCCAGGTTCTTTTTAAGTGTTGATACTAAATTAGCTAAAGTATCTACAGCTGCGTCACCATCAACTGGTGAACTATCAGTTCCTGCACCCGTACCATCTGTAGCATTGTCGTATATAAACTTCAATACATTATAGTCGTAGTTTTTCTTTAATGAATATGCACCTGAAGAGGTTGCAAGAGCTTCAAAGTTTACATGAGATTGTCTTTCTTCAATATCATCTACTTTAAAAGCAAAGTA